GGTTAACACGTCAAAAAACAAAGGACAAATATTGCGATTATTATAAATAAATTTCAAACAAAAAGGACCGTCAATACGACGCAATTCACGCAACAAAAGGTAAATAGAATTATTTCTTTCGAAGCTATCAAACGCAACCCCGATATTTACCTGCTGTGCTTCAGTCAATTCAAACGGCCACAAAGTCCAATGTTGTAAAGGAATATCGTCGTCGTTCATTAATCTTTAAAGATTAAAAGCACAAACCACAAAATGCAACGGAACACAGCTATATAAAACAAATTATAAAAATAATCAACACAAATCTTCTCCACCAAGTTTTCCAAGTCGATCATCAGGCTTAATATTATAAAAGTCTAACAATTCATACACAGGAGCGTATTTAGTAGCTTTAAAATATAATTTATAATGATTTCTATAAAATCTCTCATATATCATTAAATAATCCCAATCAGAAACACTTGTCCAAGAAGATCTATCGAAATCAGCTAAATCCAACTGAGTTCTTATTATTTCCAAATGACACGTTGCTATTGTTTCCAAATCAACTTGCCGTGATGTATTGCTCATCAGGTTGAACTATAGGTCTAAAATCAGAAATATCTTGAATTCGATACTTCCAATTAAAAGTAATATGCTCAAAAACCTCCTCCTGTTCAAAATGTAAACCAATTTCTGACAAACAAGGATGCTTAATAGTAATATATACTTTTTCAGAAGACTGCATAAAACTGTCGACAGCCTAGTCTACTAGGAAAATGTCTCTCGATATAATTGTACGTTGATTTACGCTATCGGATCGTAAACCTAACGGGTATGAATCCCACAGATAGGGCATGCTCTAAGCATAAGGGCGTACATGTCATTTCAATTTCCACTTCCCAAAAACGTCACCAGACTAAGTCGTCTCGACTGCACATTTTAAGAAAATGGGCAAAATGTTTTTATAATTTTCAATAACTAAAAATTACACTACTTTTATGGGCGGTAAATCTTGTTTCGACCTTGCACAAAGCAATTCGCAAAACGAGACTATCTATACCACAGCTTCTTTTTAAGGTAAAGAAACTGGAACAAACCTCCTATCACGAAAGGGATACATATGGAATAGATTAAGCGTCCACCGAAGTATCATCCTGCAGACTCCATTAAACGCCCCTTTTAGTACATGACAGTACACTTTTATCAAAGAAAAAGTGCTAGAAAAACTAAATTATAACAAAAACTTGTTTAAGAAAATAAAAACAAATTGAGCAAAAAGTCTCCCATTAGTTTTAAACTTACGTACTAAATCAACCAGATCGTTCCAATAAGTGTGTTCCGTTGACCCAACGTAC